GATCCCTGAATATGCCATAAATATAAATATACCACCACAATTATTTAGCGTGTCAGTAAAGAACTTTATGGACCTCATCGTCAAAAGCGGGGGTCTCTCTTATAGTAACACCTATGATATTGAATGGATTTTTCCAACTGTTAATAATGGAGACTCGTTATTAGTAAAGAACCTCAAGGAGGTTGGCATTTATGCAGCTCTTGGAGGTTCTGTAGCAGTGGCAGCTGGTGGAACACTTGCTGGGTATAGAGGAGATGTTGTCAAGTTATTCTGTGACGAGGCACAACTCCCTAACATTTCTGCACAAACAGGACAGACGAGTGGTGTTCTACTAGGAGAAGGTCAAGTTAGTTACCCACATACTAGGGTATTCACCGACTTTCAACTGGGGTGGATTTGTGATGCTGACATGACTCCACTAAAATTCCTAAACGTGTGGTATAATACTATCTTCGGAGAGTATTTGGAGAACAAGTCTGAGTTAGTTACTAACAACAACTTGACTAGTGAAAATCTGCAGGCGTTGAAAAACGAAGCAGGTGGTGGAAATGCTATTCAACAGAATAGATCAATCAGACTTAACTATCCAGAACAATACTTAGGTAAGTGTCTAATCACTAAGGCAGAGAAAGGAGTAAATGCTTCTAACTCTAGAGCATCAATGACATATACTATGCTTGATTGCTATCCTTACTCTATTGATGCTGTGCCTCTATCTGCAGGTACATCTCAAGCAACTAAAGTGACAGCAAGTTTTTATTATTCCAAACATACTGTTACTTACAACGATATATCGAACTTTAGAGGATAATTATTATGGCATTGCCATCTATTGCTACACCAACTTATGAGTTGAGTCTACCATCATCGAAAAAGAAAATTAAATATCGTCCCTTCCTTGTCAAGGAAGAGAAGATTCTTTTGCTTGCTACGCAAAGTGAAGACCCAAAGGAAGTAGAAGAAGCAGTAAAGACTATCGTAAAGTCCTGTGTCCTATCAAGAATCAAGATTGATGACTTGACTTCATTTGATCTTGAGTACCTTTTCCTTAACATCCGTGCCCAATCTGTGGGAGAGGAAGTTGCAATGAAGATTACTTGTGATGATGATGGCACCACTAAGGTTGATTATACAGTTGACATTACTAAGGTTGAGGTAACATATCCTGAAGGACATACTAACAAGATTAAACTTACCGATAATGTTGGTATGATCATGCGTTATCCTGGCATGAAAGAATTTGTCAACTATACTATGATGGGTCAGAATCCTGATAATCCTGATGAAATCTTTGAAGTTATTGCTAAGTGTATTGATCAGATCTACGAAGGTGATGAAGTATATGATGACTCTACAACTACAATGAAAGAAAAGATTCAGTTTGTAGAGGGACTCACCCAAAAGCAGTTTGAATCTGTGCAAGTATTCTTTAACACGATGCCAACTCTACGTCATGAGTTCGAGGTAACTAATCCAAACACAGGTGTAACATCGTCTTATACGTTGGAGGGTTTACAATCTTTTTTCGGATAAGCATGTTCTATAACAATCTGGAAAACTATTATAGAACAAACTTCGCCCTCATGCAGCATCATAAATATAGTTTGACTGAGATTGAAAATATGATGCCGTGGGAACGCACGGTATACGTGTCTTTGCTTAATCAATACCTTAAAGAACTAGAAGACAAGCAAAAACAAAATGCCTGAGGTAGATCCTAAGAGGAAGAAGAATCTACAAGAAGTCCTTGACCGCATGGAAAGGGGTTTCGATGAGAACATGCTGGATCCTCTTTTGGAATCTATCTACAAAGAAGATGAGAAAGGGGAACCAGATCCCTTGCCTCTTCCAAGTGAGAGCAAAGTCAGACCCAAGAAAGTAAAGTTTAAAGTAATCAAGGTTGCTCCTACTCAACAGGGAGATTCTCTTGCTGGATTTCTTGGTGGTAAAATTGGAGAGTCATTCTCCATGGCAGCACAAGCTCGTGCTGCTGATCCTAATAAAATTAAAAAAGATCCTGGGTTCTATCTATACCAGGCAGCTAAGTTTCAGTTTGGTGGTGACTTAATCAACAGAACCAAGGGAACATTCTCGTCGAGTCCTACTGATGTCCAAGACCCAGCATTGGGTAGATCAGGTAGGTTCTCGGCACAAGTTAATCCATACTTTGAGATGCAGCAGGGTCCTCTACCTGCACCTGAGAGTGAGAATGATGGTGGAATCGGCAAGGCGTTCTCCATTCTTACTGGAAAGTTTGATGATCTAATCAGATCAAAGAAAAATAAAGAAGAACAATTAGAACTTGCTTTTGATGTAGAGCAAGCAACGACAGAAGATGTCAAGTCTCACATCAAAGAAAGCAATACAATTAAAAAGAAAGCGATTGAAATCCAGAAGAAATTTTCTAGATTTACTCTCGCACAAAAAGATCAACAGCAGGTGGAGGCTATTGAAACTCCTAGTGAAGAGGTCGTAGACAATACTTCGTTACTAAAGTACGATAACGAAAGGGATGAAGACGAATCTTCAGAAGAAAATCAGGAGAAGCCAGGTTTACTGGATGGTGCTCTTGATTTTCTTACAGGCGACGACTTTTTGCGCCAGGGTGGTAAACAAGCAGGTAGAGTCGGTAGAAGAGGTGCGGGTAGAGTTCTCACCCGAACAGCGTTAAGATTAGGTGGCAAGAAACTTGCTAAGACTGCTGTTGTTAAAGCATCACAGCAGTTTATTAAGAAGGCAGCACTTGGTCTCATGCGTCCAATTATAAAACGCATCCCTATCTTTGGTGGTCTGATTGACTTTGCTGTTTCATTAATGCTGGGTGAACCAGTGGGTAGAGCAGCAGCGAAAGCAGTTGGTGCTACATTGGGTGGTGCGTTGGGCACACTGATTCCTATCCCATTTGTTGGTACAGTTGCTGGTGGTATCCTTGGTGATATGGTAGGTGGATTCTTGTATGATGCACTCACAGGTGGAGCACCAAAAGATCCTACAAACTCAACACCAGAGGTGAAAGAGGCAGCAGGAGCACCATCGTCATTTGCTGATCAGTCTGGTGGTCTAGGATCAATTGATCCATCGCCAGAGAAACTAGCGTCGGGTGGATTCCTTGCTGGTGAAGCAGGACCAGAGGCAGTGTTCAGTCTATCATCTACTACAGGTAGAAAGGTAGTCAAACAGGTGTCACAAGTAAGTGCTGGAGGATTGAGTGCTATTCCATTCATCCTTGGCATCACTAAAAAAATTATTGAGCAAGTTGGTGGAGAGAAAGTCAAACCATATATCAAGCAAGAGATTGGACCACTAGAGAGACTGTTTGGTATCTCAAACTTTAATGTCCAAGGTGTCGTTGGAGATGGAACAGAAGCAATTCAATCTGAAGGTATCAAAGCAGATCAACAATTAAAACAAGGTGGTGGCGCAGTAGATCCACAAGAAACAATGAATGGTCAACAGGCATCTGCTGGTGGTCCAGCACCTGGAATTAATATGGGTGGTGGAGAAGGAAGAACATCTGCTGGTGCTGTCTACAAGTATCTATTATCTAAGGGTGTTGGTGAAATACATGCCAAAGGTATTACAGTTAACATCATGCGTGAGTCTGGATTCAAACTAGGAGCACACAATCCTAATGATCCTGGTGCTGGTTCGTTTGGTTTGTTCCAGTGGAATGCAGGTAGAGCAGATAGAATGATGGCAGCAGTTCCTGACTGGCAGACAAATTGGCAGGGACAGATTGACTATGCTCTCGGTGAAGATCATGGTCCCAGATACTTGTCTACTCAGTTCACTTCAGCAGGTGATGCTGCATATGATTGGATGAAGTATTGGGAGAGACCAGCTGAATCTATCCAAGCAAAGTATACTCCTCAAGTATATCAGTCGCAGATTAATGCCATGGGTTTGAGTGCAAACATGCCTGATCTCCCACCACCACCTGCTGCTCCGCAAGGACAATCCGATGCATCTGCAGATGATAATGGTGGTCACACAGCAGAGACTCCTGGACCAGTGGGAACACAACCACCAGAGGCACCTGATCAACAGAACCAAGAAGTGATGACACCACCATCACCCGAACAAATGGTGCCATTGCCTAAGAACTTACAGAAGATGCAGGAGAATGATCAATTTGGTTCTGTAACATTCCAACCTATTATTATTCAAGGATCATCAACTCCGATAGGTTTTAGAAAGAATATGGACATGGGTTCGGACGCAGGTGTTGCTCAATTCTATTACGATAGAAAAGGAAACACAACTACATTGGACGCACTCAAACGTGCCAGGTTACAAGTCAACTGATAAATACATAGGTGATACTAAATTCACTTTTTGATTACCTGAATTTTGAAAAAAATTCTCCGCCAAAATTTTAGGAAAAAAGTCGAGCATGGCAGCAGGCACAGTAAGTTACCAAAAACCTGAGTATGGCAGTCTTGCTGGTGCAATGGGCGAGAAGATTGGTAGTGCCATTCAGATGGCAGCAGGTGCTAGACGCAGACAACAGAATGAGATTGAAGAACTACAAAATAAATCTGGTAAAACTAAAGAAGAACAGCAAAGACTTACCGATCTCCTAGCACAGAAAGAAGAACAAGGCAACATGTTCTTCATGAAGAAAGCACTGGGCACTGAGTTCGGTGGAGATTTACGTAGAAGAACTACAGGATTCTTTCAAAGAGATCCAGAAAAACAGAACGATCCAGCATTAAATAAACAGAAAAGATTTGACGCGCTGGTAGCAGCACAACCTGCAGAGGTACAGAGAGTTAAGCAGGGTGAACTAGACCTAGAGGGTGCAGGGTATAAAGAACAAGGTGCGCTTGGCAAATTATCTGCTAGCATCGCAGAGAAGTTTGCTATTCTTGGTGCCAAAGTAGATGCACTAAGACAGAAAGAGGATGGTGATAAGACACCATCTCTAGTCGTGAGAATGGCAGAGAATGTCCGTGGTATAGGATCATTCTTCTCTAAGAATAATAGTTTAGAAGAACAACAGGTCAAAGCATCAGAAGAGAGTCTTAATGAGCAGATAAAAGCAGAGGATGCTGCCGAAGTTGCACGCACTGAAAATGCTGCCGAAGCACGCAACCGCATGGCAGGTGGTGTTGCATTTGATAACGAAAGAGACAAAGCAGGTGGTGGTGGAGGACTACTAGGAAACATCGTCAACTTTGGTCTCGATTTACTAGGTCGTCGTGGTGGTCGTGGCAGAAATAGAATGCCACGCATGTCTAAGGGTAGGATGTACACCAATCCTATTGGACCACAACCGATGGGATCGAGATCACCATGGGCAAGAGCAAGAGGTGGAAAAGGTATTGGTGGATTTGCTCCTCGTATGATGTCCAGAGCGTTACCTGGACGTAGAGGACTTGCATCTGGTGCTGTACTTGATAATCCAACACCATTTGGAGGTGGTGGTGATCAGGCAGTCGTCCCTAAAAATACTTTAGAGTCAGCAGTCAAACAGAATCAAGACAATGTAAAGAAAGCAGATCCATTTGCTAAGGCACTGCAATTACCTACGATTGCTGCTGGTGCTGTGTTGATGAGCACTGCTAGTAATGTTGTTAATAAGATGGGTGGTATTGGTCAGATATTCAGACCAGTCATTCAGAAAATGTTTACACCTGCTGCAGCAGCGTTTGGTATCCCAGAAAATTTAGTCAGTGCATTTTTTGGTGGACAGGAATCAAAAGCAGGGGGTCTTGAACTTAAAGGAGGTGGAAGAAGAGGAACAAAGGCAAAGAAAGGTGCTGGTGGTGCTGCAGCAGCAACTGGTGGTGGTGCCATGGGATTCATGTCGCCTGGCATGGTATCAGGTGGTGGATCTGTTGATGGTTATAAAATCACATCAGGTTTTGGTTATCGTCGATCTCCTGGTGGTGTTGGTTCAACAAATCATATGGGTGTTGACTATGGTATTCCACAAGGAACACCTATTGCAGTTAAGAAACCAGGAAAAGTTATTGATACTACTGTCCCTGCTATTGGTAACAATGGTGAGGTATATGTTCAGCATGATGATGGTTCCAGATCTAGATACCTGCACATGAGCAAGGTTGCAGTAAGTCCTGGAACTGTTCTTAATCCTGGAACATTATTGGGAGAAACTGGAGGACAACCTGGAACTCCTGGTGCTGGTCCTACTACTGGTCCACACTTACACTTTGAATACTATCCAACTAGAAGTGGAGGACCAGTTGATGGTGCTCCATTTGCATCGTCGGTATTTACTGTTGGCGGTGAAGTTAGTGCCACTGCTTCACCACCACCTGTTCCTACTTTATCTCCTGGTTCAACTGCACCTACGGCAGGAGGACCAGTGATTGATCCTGGTAAAGCAGGTATGACTGCACTACCACCTGTTGTTTTACCAGCAGCACCATCAGTGACACCAACATCTGCACAATCAAGTGCTCCACTCACTTCACCTTGGGCAGCAACCAATGGTGAAAATCCATACATGCCATTTCAATTCTAATGTCAAACGCTAAGTTTTTTAATCCTAAATCTGTTGTCATCACTAGTGTTGATGGTACTCAGTTCACTATGACGGCAACTGTTGGTGCATTTTCTTACTATGAGGACATCTTTACGCCATTTGTCAGTGCTAACATGGTTGTTGTTGATAGTGGACAAAACTTGATTGGCAATCTACCTATCCAAGGCGGTGAAAAAATTAATTTTACTCTTGATAATGTCAAGGGAGAGAATGTAGAGTATGAACTCTATGTTTATAAAGTTTACAACAGAGTTGTAGATAAGAACAGGCAGATGTACAACTTAGCATTGCTATCAAAAGAAGCAATGGCAAATGAAGGTGCTAGAGTTACAAAGAAAATGAAAGCACATCCTGAACAGATTGTCATAGATGTACTTAAAAATAATCTAGGTGTATCACAAGAGAAGATTTTCACTGAGACATCTAAGTTTAAGATGAGTATGTTTCCCAATGGTAGGAAACCACATGCTATTATTCAATCATTAATGGCAAGATCTGTGCCAAAGTCTTCTAAGTTTAAGAAAGGTGGTGGTGTAGAGAATGCACAACCTGGAGGAGAACTTGGTGCTAATGCAACTAAAGCATCTGGTACTGCAGGATATCTATTTTTCCAGAATGCAGATGGATTTGTGTTCAAGTCTATGGATCTATTATGTTCTGATGGTAGTGATACTTTTGGTGGTGATGAACCAGTAGCAGAATACTATTCTCGTCCTGCTGTTGGTCAATCTTCTGAGTCTGCATTTAATACCATTGAGAACTATAAATTTACAGATGAGATTGATATCATTGACAAATTAAACAATGGTATCTACTCCACACACATGTGTTACTTCGATTTATCGTCGCAGAAATACGAAGAGTATAACTATGACATGAAGACTACCTTTAATAACATGTCACATCTAGGTAGTCAAACTGATGTTCCAAAGTATCAAAAAGATCTGAGTGCTAAACCTAGTAGAATCATGACAGTTCTATTGGATCCCGAACTATGGTACGACGGAGATGGTATTGCTAACCCAGAAGAAGATGGTGACGCAGAGTTTCCTGACTATGCAAAGTATTACACAGCACAGTCAATTGGAAGACGATACCTGATGGAAAACCAAAAGGTAGAGATTACTATCCCTGGCAACTCAGACTTAAAAGTAGGAGATAAAATAAAGATCTATGTTCCTAACGTTGCTGCCGAAGCAATTAGAGAGAGTCAGCAATGGGACGAGGAGAACAGCGGTACATATCTCATTGCTCAGTTGTCACATAACTATCAACTGATCAAAGAGAGTGGAGAACCAGAGTTCACCACAGTATTAAATTTAATTCGTGATACCATGGGTATTAAAGAATACGACTCTAACGTTAAATAAGAGTAGGAGTTATTAAAAGATGGATCAATCTTTATCATCGCTATATCCCATACATCAGATTGGTTCTGACGGATTCTCCTGGTGGATCGGTCAGGTAGAGACCAATAAGAAAGATGACCCTAAAAGGTCTGGTCGTTTTCGTGTGCGTATCATTGGACAACACCTGAAGACAGGTGAGAATGCCACGCCAACAGAAGATCTACCATGGGCACACTTGATGATGCCTGTAACCACACCATTTATTGAAGGTGGTACTGGTGGTGCATCTCCTGGTCTGCAACGTGGTTGCTTTGTAGTTGGTTTCTATCTTGATAATGACAAGCAGAAACCTATCATCATGGGTTCTGTTGGTGGTGTTAAGGGATCAACCAAGGTAAGTAATGTTGATCCTGGATCTGGTCCACTAAACTTCACTCCATTTGTAGATCCTAAAGTAAATCCTCAACAGAATAGATCTACAGAGACACAGAGTGGTAAGAATAAAGATGGTGCTAACACTGACAAAGGTGTGTTGGATGCTGACAAGGCAGATCAAAAGAATGGAGCACCCCCTATTCTTCTAGCAGCATATGCTAAGCACTCAGAAGCAAACCCTGTTGGCGGACAGAGTTGTGTAGTTATTGGTAACCCCAATTGCGGACAAGAAAATGATCTCAAGTCTGGAATGACTAGACTTGTAGGAGATCTTCTTGCTGCTAACCAAGCATCAGGTGGTCAAATTGGTGACTACTATGTAAGTAAAGTCAATGGTTTACTATATGACAGTGTTGCAGTAGCAAGATTCCACATTGGTCGTGTTGTTAGATTAGTTAAGAGTTTTATTGCTAGAGGAAAAACAGAGGTCACGAAAGCATTACGTGGTGCTATCGATTTTCTCAACAATGCATTACTAACAGAGGAAACTATTGTTGGTAACACTGGACCACTTGCAGATCCAGACAAAGCATTCAAACCTATTAAAGAGAAAGGAAATAGATTCAAGAAGATCAAAGAAATCTTTGATAAAATATTCCAAGATCTTGGTTGTAGTATTGCTGACATCACTGATACTATTGCTAGGTTTATTACTGATTTGCTAATGGGATACATTCAAGATGTATTCAACAATGCAGCATGTTTTATTGATACGTTAGTAGATGGTATTCTTAATGAAATTCTAGCAAAATTTGAAGAGGTAGTCAATAAAGTTCTTGCACCAATCCAATCAATCTTAGAAGCAATTGCTGCACCATTGAATTTCATTGGTGGTATTGTTAATAACTTTATGAAACTTCTAGGTATCACATGTACTGGACCTGGGCAAGATTGTGAACCAATTAAACAGAAGTGTACTGACTGTTCTTCGGATCAGTCTGATGATTTAGATAAACTATTAAAAGCAATTGAATCTGGTATCGGAGATCAATCTGCTTTTGTTTGTGATGAGGCAAAGGCAGTTCCACCACAACCAGATACAAGTATTACTTTTGTTGGCGGTGTTCCAAACGATCCCAATCCATCAACACCAAATACACCACCTAGTGGTGATGCAGTTATTGATTATGTTCCCCCTGATGTTGATGAACCAGACTTTAATGATGATGACATTGAAGAAGATGATGATGTTGTAGATCCTATTGTCGAAGATCCAGATCCAGATCCAACAACACCTCTGCCACAAGGAAATGAACCATTCCTCACAGTTGATGCTAATTCTGGTGTATACCAAGAAGGAGATACTGCAGTGTTTACTTTCACTGGTGTGAATATTCCCAATGCTACAACTATCAATTGGCAGTTGAGTGGTCCACAAATCACTTCTGCTGATATTAATGGAGATCTTACAGGATCTGTAATCATGAACAATAACACCGCATCAGTTTCTGTTCAAATTGCACAGGATGGTGTGACTGAAGATGTTCCTGAACTATTAAGAATGGAGGGGGTAGTTGCTGCAGCAATTACAGTTGATGAAGTTGATTATACTCCAGATGCTGTTACTGATGTAGTAATTGATTCCACAATCACTGCTCCTGTAGAACCAGATGCAACACAAGTTGAGGTATATAATATTAGCACAGATAAACCATCCTATGAAGAAGGAGAAGATGTTCTAGTTTCAGTTGTTACTCAAAATGTTGCTGATGGTACGGAAGTTGATTATTATTTGATTGGTACTGGTATCAGTGCAGATGATTTTGTATCACAATCTTTGTCTGGCACTTTCATCATTAAAAATAATGCTGCAGCATTTGTACTTGGTATCGAAGATGACACAGTTTCTGAAGGTATTGAAACTGCCACTATTATTTTACAAGGCAAAGGAGTAAGCACAGACTTCAGCATCACTGAGTCTGGAACTGGTGGTGAAAATGAACTAGATGGAGACGTAACACAACCTGGATTTGATATCACTAAACCAACTGCAGGTGATCCAATCACCGATGAAGATGGTAGTATCATTTACATTCCTATTAACACTCCTGGTGGTCCATATCAAACTGCTCCCCAAGTTATCATTACAGGGAACGGATATGGTGCTGGTGCTATTGCATTGCTTGATGATAGAGGATTTGTCAGTGAAGTTCGAGTTACAAGACAAGGTGTAAACTATAAATCTAATACTTCAGATGAAAATAATCTACAATGTATCATTGATTCCTTTACTATTCTTACTCCTGGTATTGGATACACTGAGGTTCCAAAAGTCCTCATCAATGGCGAAGAAGGAATTGCCGAAGCAGTTATTGATACGAGGGGATATGTCATTAGTGTTAGAACATTAGATCGCAATAGAAGATACACCACTATGCCTTCCGTCAGTATTATCGGTGGTGGTGGAGCTGGTGCTTCATTCTTGCCTAATATGGCATGTCTAGATAATATTGAACTTGAGCGTAAAGGTTACGCCAAGATTGGAACTGGTTCTTACGTTGATTGTCCATAATGTCTATTACAAACTCGCACAAACCAAGTGCCGAACAGAAGAAATTTCAAGAGAAAGGTGCTGCTAGACCAGCAGGATCGGAGAATCCCGATGAGGGTCAGTTTACTAATGGTGAATTTAATGTCATAGCGACAAAACATGGATGGACCATGGGTTCATATGAGAACCAAGATGGAACCACTGGATTTATTATGACCAATGGTCAATCAATGTTCCATTTTGATGTGAATGGTAATATTGTTATGGCAACAGGTAAACCTGGACAATCAGGTTGTGGTGGTAAGGTAGTCATTCATGCCAAAGATCACCACGAAAAAACTGACACATATGCTGTACATGTTCGTGGTAACGATGATGAGCAGACTAAGGAAGAGGATGGAAGCACTACGAAGTCAGCACCATACTCTATCTACGTTGAAGGTGATGTTGCCATCGAATCACAAGGTGGTGATGTTGGAATCAAAGGAGATAACATTACACTAAATGCAGTCAATAATTTAACTTTACGCTCAGGAGAGAATATTAACATAGAACCTGCTGAAGGTCAAGGCAAAGTAAATGTTACTGCTACTGATATTAACATGGATTCATCGTTCACTAGGTTCACTACTAGTGGTGGTTTCTATGTTGATGGTAGTGGTGAGTTTTCAATCAACCAGAAAGAACAGGTAGGTGCATCTACATCAGTTAATACTATTGGAACATTTAATCAAGTAATCAAGGGCGACTATAATCTAAGAGCAACTGGCAATCTACAACTAGAGTCAGACTTTGGTCACTTGCTATTCAAAACAACCAAAGGTGGTATGGCAAGAGTCATCAATGGTGATGATAGTCAAACTGTAAGAGGTTTGAAGGATCTGACTGTCCTTGGTAAGTCAGTGAACCTTGACGAACCACCAGCAGCATATAAGATGACATTAGGTTCCTCAGCGAAAGGTTCGCTTGAAATCAAAGGTGCATCGTTCTTCAATGCTACATTCGTCGGAGCATCCATCTTCAACAGCACCAACGTCAACATCGTTGGTAAGACTGCTGTCACCATGACGGGTAAATCGATTTTCCTAAACTGATTACGAGAATTCCGAAAAATTTTCTCCGCCCAAAAATCACTCAAAAAGTCGAGCTTGACAAATCCTGAGAAAACCAGTAGGATGACTCTGTAAGGGTTCAAGGGTCATAGTGACTCTAAATAACTATTGAATGATTCTTCATTATGCACTACAAACCATATAGTCCTGAGTGGCATAGATATAGATATTTGAAAGAAGCATTGGACAAGTATCTTGACGATTACGTTGAGAACGATATAATCATGGAAGATATTCTCGACATTATCTGCATTCGTCAAGAAGCAGCACATGCTGAATATCATAAACTTGAAGATCTGGAACTAAAATTGCGCGAGTAATATGCTATCTACCCAATACAGACTCAGACTAGAGTTTATCTGTAAGAAGATCGCTAACAAAGAAGAAGTCAAACTTGACGACATGATTTGGGCAGAAAAATTGTCCAAAGCAAATACTACTGCTAGAGAATGGTTACGTAAAGCACGTCGTCATGCTGCTCAAGACATTGAGGAGGGCAGTATGGACGATTTTATGAATAAGATGGGTTTGGGTGATCCAGATCCATCAAACTACAAGACTGGTTTCAGCGGTGCTGACGAAATTGTAGATTGGTTCAAACAAGACAAACCTGATGATTGGAGGCAACGTGACTGACTTTCTTGATAATCTAGCAAACCACCAGTATCAAAAGATGCACAAAAGTGAGTTTGAGAAGATTACACCCCAAACTTATGCTAAAATGAACGAAGAGTTTGAGGAAGAAGGTCTTGCCTTCCGAATCAAAGTCCCAACCCAAGAACAAATCGAGGCGTGGCGCAATGACCAATAGACAGTGGCAAGAGGTCGAAGCAATTGTTCGTAAAGAGCAAGTTCAAGCATTACAACATATGAACAACCGTCGTTATGA